CTTAAAACATGACAAGACAACAGGCAGAGGAATACCTCAAAACCACTCTTGTCATCGCAGAACCCACGAAAGAGCAGATTGACTCTTTACTCAATACCCTTGGAGCAGAAACAAACAAGAACAAGGATAAAGAGTTAAAGACACAGGAGTTAATCAATTCCCTTAATGAGAAGTACAAAGCGGCTACGGAAGAACTTGAAACCTTAAAGAGTGCAAGCCTTACCGATGCCGAGAAACTTCAAAAGGAATTGGACAGCTACAAGAGTCTGCTTGCAGAAAAGGAGAAGATAATCAAGACTTCTCAGACAAAAGCGGAACTTGCAAAGATCGGCATTACAGACGAATATAGCGAAAAGTTCTTTGACGCTGATGGAGATATTGATTTTGAGAATCTCGGTAAGTTCATCACGGCAGCTAAAGATGAAGCGGCCAAAGCAAAGGAACTTGAAATCGCAAACAACGCGGGAAAGCCTCTTTCGGGAGCGCAAAAAAGCGGTGACGGTTTAAGTCCACAGGAAAAACTTGCAAATGCGTACTTAAAGAGCAGACCGGATGGTAAGGCTATGACAGACGCACTTGCGTCATTCAAATAACTCTACGAAAGGAGAAAAAGACAATGGAGTTTACGAACGTAACCATTGATGGCGAGATTGAGATTCTTGCCAACGATCATTATGTTGCAAAGTCGGTAGTCCTTGATTTCACGAACGTAACCGACAAGAAGAACGGTGTAAAGGTAGTTAAGTCCGGTACACCTATCAAGTTGGGAAGTGCCGGTTGGGTAGCTTCAAACGATGGCAACGCAACACGCATTCTTTACGGAGATGTCTATATCGACAATCCGAACGGTTCTGCACTTATCCACGGTTTCGTAGATAAGGCAAGAGCGGAAGCTGCAAGTGGACTCACATACAGTGGTTCAATCAGCATTCCTCAGATCACGCTTCTGTAATCTCGAAGAAAGGAGAAAGTAAATGAGAACTCGTGACATTATCTCGGCAAAGGCTATTGCCCTTGCTACATCAGTGCCTGATAGCAATTCTATCGCTTATCTCGGCAGAGTGTTCTTCCCCTTCGACAAGAAGATGGGAATGGACTTAAAATGGCTTAAAACACACAAGAACCTTCCGGTAACACTCAAACCCTCGGCTTTTGACGTAAAGGCAGCACTTCGTTCGCGTGAAGGCTTCAATGCAAAAGTTACAGAGATGGCATTCTTCCGTGAGGGAATGCTTGTCAAGGAAAAGGATGAGCAGGAGATTCTTCGTATCAAGGATTCAACCGATCCTTACGCACAGGACGTTATTGACAGCATCTTTGACGATGCAAACACCCTTCTCGAAGGTGCAAGGGTCGTTCCTGAGCGCATGGTATGGCAGCTTCTTGCACCCAAGAACGGCAAACCCGCAATTTCGATCATCGGCAACGGTGCAGAGTACGCTTATGACTACGATCCCGACAACAGCTTTGTAAACAACAACTTTGTTTACGCACTCGGTTCATCGAACTGGAACAATCCTGATTCAGACCCTATCGGTGATCTTATCAAGGCGCGTAGGCTTGTAAAGGGAACTGCAAAGCCTACAGTTGCGGTCATGAACAGCAACACAATGTCGCTTCTTCTTGTCAACAACAATGTAAAGAACTCGATTCTTACACAGAACGTCATTCCTAACATTGTTATCAACGAGGACGATGTTGTTGCTATTATCAAGACAAGAGCAAAGCTTGATGTCATTGTTTACGACAAGCTCTACGCTGACGAGGACAAGACAGAGCATTCGTTCTATCCTGATGGCATGGTAACACTTCTTCCCAATGCACCTGTTGGCAAGACATGGTTTGGAACAACACCCGAAGAGAGAGCTGCTCTTTCCGGAGCAAACGCAGACTTTGCGCTTGTTGATGGTGTATTCTCTGTTCAGGTTTCCGAAACAGTTGACCCTGTTAACACAAAGACAATCGCTTCTGAGATCGTTCTTCCTTCGTTCGAGGGAATGGACAGTGTGGTTGTTATGAATGTCGGTGAAGTCCTTGACAAGACCCTTACGGGTACTGTTGCAGAGGGTTCTGCTTCCGGCACAACAAAGGTTACTCTTGCTGCTGCACCTTCGGGTTACGCATACAAGGTTTCCACAACCACAGACAGTCTTGATAAAATCTTCTACGGCACAGACCTTTCGGGTTGGGCTGACTACACGTCAGGCGACAACATTACAATCACTGACGGAAAGACATTTGCTATCGCACTTGTTGATACGACAAACGAACTTGCTGCTGCTGCCGGAC